ACGCAGCAGATCGTTCTTCACCGAGAACTTGGCGTTGTCGTGTGCGCCAGCGACGGACACGTCATAGCCAGGAGCAGCAAGACCGGCTTCATCGAGATCGCCAGGGAAGTAGTAGCCGCCCTGCTCGTTGTTGGCCTTACCGCGGGAATAGGACTTGTAGAGTTCATTGATGAACACACGATCGCGCCAGCGGCGATAGTCGTCCAGCAGGGTTAGCGAACCAATGGATTGGTGGAAGACGCCAAGGTTGCCGCTATCGATAAGCAACCGCTGCGCGGTCATCAGGTTTTCCCGGCTGACCTTAAAGGTGCTGGGCTGATCAGCTTCAGTCGGATCTGCGGGTCCTGTGTATTCCTTAAGCGTCACCAAGACCTTCTGCTTGGTGATGTTGCGGGAGGACGCAGTACCGATGGTTTGATCAGGCGTGCGCTCACGGGATTCCTTGGAACCAGGAGCCCCCCAGTAGGAATATCGATCTAATTGTACAGTTTGGCCCGGCATCTTCGAGAAGTCGTGCACCACGACGGGCTCGATTGCCAGCTCCGCCACATAAGTGGGATGCGGGCGATAGAGCTCCGCACCGAGCAGTTTAGGGAAGTCGGGCACCGGCTCCAGAGGCCTGTGCTTACCGGACAGAGTGCATACCCTGTTGCCTGTGTAAGCAAATGACAGATCTGTGAACCAGCAGCGTCCGGCCCTGAACCCTGATGAATCCGCGGCTCTGACGCGCTTAGTTCTGAGCTACTGCCTGGGGCGCGGTTCGATCTGCCTGTCCAGCCGCTCTTACTCGTTGCAGCTGCATCAACCGAAGGCGCACGCTGATTACACCCACTACCAGTGGCGGCGGTTGCGGCAGTTTCTGCCAGCGATCAAGGAGCCCCGTTACCACCCAACGGATGCTGCCGGGGACACTGGTCAATGGCGCCTGCGCGTGAGCAGCAAGTATTTCGAGACGGCTTACAACCTGCTCTATCCCGATGGCTTCAACCTGACCTCGAGCGTGCTGGAGCTGCTTGGCAGCGAGGCCATTGCTTCGCTCTGGTCTGATCGCGGGCGTGTGCTGATGGGGCGCGGTGCGGTGCACTGCACGGGGCGGCTCAACCTCAGCCGCTACCGCCTGGAGGAAGCGGAGCTTGTGGGCGAGTGGATCTATCGGCTGACCGGCGCAGAAGGGCGATTGCAGGCTTCGCCGCGCTCACCGTTTGGCCCGATGCTGTCCTATGACTCCGTGGCGACAGAAGCGCTGATCGCATCTTTGAGCAGCACCTGGATGGCGCAGGCGGAGTGTTTAGCACGCAAGTTCCGCAGGCCGCATCGCTCCAATCGCGCCGTGTTTGCCGTGGCCGTGCCAGGGCGTCGGCAGCGGCCGGTGGCGACGCGCGCCGTGTTGCAGCGGGGTAGTGGCCGGCGGGTGCCAGTGCTGCAGCGGGAAGGCGAAGCGGCTAACGGCGCGTCAGGGCCAGCAGCGGCTGCATGAAGTCATGACTGGCGGCCATGCGCGTTTGAGCAACTGGTGCGCTCTGTTGCGGCCGGATGGCAGCGAGGGGCGCATTGAGTTCATCGAGGGTGCCTGCCAGTGCGTTCAGGACCGGATTGGGTTGAGTGGCAGTGGGGGGTTTTGGTCTGACGATGCTGTCGTTAAGGCTGGCGATGACGCCGCTGAGATCAAGCGGTGCCGGCATGGTCGGCAGTGGTGGCATGCCAATGCCCGTGCCTGTGGCACCTGCGCCTGTGGCACCTGTGCCTGAGGCACCTGTGCCTGAGGCACCTGTGCCTGAGGCACCGTTGCCGGGGTTGGGTGTGGCGCTTGTGCCTGTGGCACCCGTGCCTGAGGCACCTGTGCCTGTGGCACCGAGGCGTTGGCTGTAGAAGCCAAGCAGTTCTTTCTGGCCTTTGACCGGCTGGTTGTAGTAGCTCTTGCCAGCGGCGGTTGGCAGTGACGCCCATTCTGGGGAGAGCTTGGCCAGCATCCCCGTTGTCATGGGCTGCGTGGGATCCACGCCGCGGTTGCGAATCAGCTGCAGTGCAGCGCGATCCTGCGCTTCCGGGGAGAAGTCTCTGGGATCAGCGCCGAGCTGCTTGGTGACACCCTTCCAGGTATCTGGCATGAACTGGTAGGCGCCAGCCGCGGCCGAGGCGTAGCCACCGCTGCGCACCACCTGATCGGGGTGGCCCTTGCGCCAGTCGAACTGACCACCACCGAATTGCGTGCCGTAGCCCTTCTGGCCGCCGCCGTGCCAGGTGCCTTCCGCCATGCGGATGGTGTCAAGCGCGGCGCGCTCGTTGGCGCTGATCTGAGCCATATCAATACTCCTGTTCCTCGGTTAGGAGTTGAAAGCGCCTGGAGCGAGAGGGACCTTCACCGCTCTCCAGGGCTTCCACCGCCAGGTTTTGCGCGGCTTCATCACTGAAGCCTTTGCTGCGGTAGTTCGCGAGGAAATCCTGGAAGCGACTGACTTTGGTGTCGATGTCATCCGGGTGAGAAACCACCTCAGCCGCTAGGTGGCCAGCGGCTGTCGGTGGCACTCCATCACTGCGGAAATGGCGTGTGATCGCTTCGACGATCTCCGGTGAGGCGGCTAAGCGATCCAAGGCACCTGCGGGTTCTATGCCGCAGGGTATCGATCGGGATCAGAACGGAATCGTGTTCTGATCGGCGGGTGTGCTGAGCTGCTGCACGGCGGCCATGAAGGCGGGAACGCCGATGCCAACGGCCGTCAGGCCCGCCAGGCCCCTCTCTGTATAGAGCGCTTCGGTGCCGCTGATCCGATGCCCAAAGATCTCCTGGCCTTCAAGAGCCGAACGCACGTGGCCACCCAAGGGTGCTTGCAGAAACTGCCTGCCGATCTGCGCGCGGCCAGAAGCCTCGAGCGGATTATTGACATACCCCGCAAGATGATCGCGACCGCTGCGCTGGTAGTGCGGCTGATTGCCTAGTTTCTCGCGGCGAGCCTGATCGCGATTCAGGATTGCCGAAGCGCGATCAACGATTGGCGTGGCACCTTCACCAGTGCCGTGGTCGTAGACCATCCCATCCAACGGATTGCCGCTGCCACCAGCGCGACTGGCCTCGATGTCATCGGCATCGACAAAGGTCCGATAGTCATCACCGCCTGCGGCCCGCTCGGCAGCGGCGATGCCAGCAAGAGCGGCCGCCTCTTCATCCGCAGGGAGATGAGCTCTACTTTTGACCGCATCGTGCAGTAGCGCCGAGACGCCACCTTCAGCATCAATATCCCGATAGCCCAGAAGAGGCTCGGAGCGATCGACGCCAGTGGGGTAGACAAACTGGTGTCGATTGAATTGGCGAGACATCACTCAACCCCCGATAGCGAAGGCGCTGCCGCCGGATGCCATCCGCGCAGCGAGGTTGTCCAGTGTCGCCTGCTGCCGCTCATCCATCATGTTCATCCGGTAGTTGGCGGAATACACCTGGGCTTGCATGTCAGCCAACGCGCCGGTCTGATCACCACCGGTGAGCTGCGCTTCCTGCTGGTGCATCAGCCGCTGCTGACCGCCTGCTTGCTGCGCCATCTGCGCTGGTGCGACGGTTTCGGCAAAGTTCTGGGCGCCCTGCAGTGTGGTGATCTGCTGCTGCTCCAGGCGATTGCCATCCATCTGCTGATAGCGCTGCATCGCCTGCTGGGGCGTATCCAGAGCCTGCGTGCGGACATTGGCGCGTGATGCCATTGCCCCAAGCTTGTAGGGATCACCCACCGAACCAAGGGCCTCGAGATCGCTTGGATCAACAGCACGATCCAGCGGTTGCACTTGAGCGCTGGCGCCGGGGCGACTGACGGTGCCCTGCAGGTGCAGGTTGTCACCAGCGGTTTGCATCAAGCCCGGCAGCTCGTTGACTGCAGGCGAAAGGATGGTGCCACCAGGCGGTGGCACTTCAGTGGGCTTGCGGCCGCGGCCCAGGGAGCCCGGCGCAGCGAAGTGAAGCGGCATGGATCGATCCTCAGTAGGGCTACCATTTTCCGCCCTTAATAGGCGTTCATGGCTTGGACGGTGGCGGCGTAGGCCGCGGAATCCTGCTGCTGCTGACCGCTGGCCATCAGGTGATAGGCCAGGGCGCCAGCGCCAGCGGCGGCGGCGCCAGCACCAAGGCCGTGGCCCCAGAGCGGCATGTCTTTCAGGTAGGGCATCTGGAAGGTGGCAGCGTCATTCACCTCCGGCTTGAGCACGGTGCTGAATTGAGCTTCAGCAATGCCGAGCTCTTGCAGTGCTTCTTTCTGAGTGTCGATGTTTCCACTGGTGAGCTTGGCGGCCACCTGGGCTTTGAAACCATCAGAAGCGGCGGGGCCGTGCACCATCTGGATCTTCTCGGCGGTGATGTTCATCGCCTCGATTGCCTTGGCTCGCAGCTCTGGATTGTTTGAGATCAAATCAGCGCCGACGCCTTCAACAGCACTATGGACAGCGTTGCCGATGCCAGCTTGATGCGAAGCCGCCATTTTCTGGTTAGCCCGCATGCTTGCCTCGGCCTGCTCCGCTCCACCGAGTTGAGACAGGACGTCATCAACCTCAAGACCAGTGTTTTCAGCAACGCGCTGGATAACGCTGTCCGTTGTCTCCTTGCCTCGCTGGAAGGGGTAGTACGGCTTGTCTTTGCCGTACTCCACTCCAGCAGCGCCACCAGCTTCTTCAAGGTTGCGAGCCGCACCCAGGATGTTGATGTCTTCCCTGGTAGAGGAGCCTCCAGGAAATGCTTTTTCCTTTAGGTAACCCTGCAGGAATCTTGCTCCTTTGCCTGCGGCAGCCATGGCTCAACCCTCCATGAAGAGGATCTTGGAGCGCACGGCGTCAGGGCCAGCTTGCTCAAGAACCTTCCAGGCATCTTGAGGAGCGACATCCATCAGCTGCGAGAACTGACCCCAGACATTGCCGTTGCCAGCCAGCCTTTGACCACCAGCGGAAGGATTGGGCATGGGCATCTGCGGCCGCTGGAACTGCTGCGGTGCCATCTCCATGCGGGGATTACCGGCATAGGGCATCAGCGGATCACCCTGCTGAATCAGGCCTTCCTGCAGTGAACGCTGCGCCTGCTCGGCGGGCGTCTCGATGGGATAAGGACCGTTGGGACCAAAGAACTTGGTGGTGTAGTCGCTCAGTGTGTCGGGATCAGTGATGATCTGGAGCATTGCTTCACGATCGGCGCCAGCCGCGGCCAGCACTTCCTGTACCCGCTCGATGTACTCGTGCTGTTGCTGGATAGCAATCGACTGCTGCTGTTGATGCTGCAGGGATTGAAGCAGGGCGTCTTCAACCTGACAGGCGTACTGATTGAGCTTGACCGGTGCTTCAGCGCCGAAGTGGCTCAGAACCTCGAGGGATTCATTGGAGATGTTGTCGAGGTAGCTGTCACCGCGCTGGCTTGCGTTTTGCGCCGCTGCCTGCAGAGCGGCCAGCTGCTGAGCCTGCTGAACTTGCGCGGCCTGCGCCATCTGCTGCTGCGCCGCCTGGGCCGCCAGGTACTGGACGTCCGCCGCCGACAAGCCCTGCGTTGCTTGGGGCGAGGAGATCTGGGGCGCCGATGCCACCTGTTGGGCCGCTGCCCAGTTGGCCACCTGCCCCTGCGTCAGGCCGTTGGGGGTCGAAACTGAGGGTGCCGCCCACCCCTGGTAAGCCGTGGTCGGCGTCTGTGCCCCGACCAGTTGATTGAACGCCTGCTGCCATTGAGCTCCCGAATCCCAGCTGCCCTGTGTAGGAGCCACCACCGGCTGCCCAGGCATCGGCGAGATAGGAGCCGAAGGCATCACGGCGCCGTTGGGCACGCTGCTGGTCCAGCTCTGTTGGCTGTCCGCGGGTGGCGCGTAGGCGATCGGCGTCGCTGAGGCTTGGGGGGAGAGAGGCTGGGTCGACATCAGAATACTTTCCTGAGTAGGACAACTCTCGTCTCAGGAAGTCGAGAGTGCGATAGACATAAGGCGTTAGATCCAGATTTGGATCAGCAGCCAGTGGAAGATCAGGCTCGGATGGGTGAGGTACTTGGAACATTCCACGAAGGATGTCCATGAACACACCCACGCTTCGCTGAGTGGCTTCCACCATGCGGAACGGATAACCGCTCAACATGGCTGCTCTTTCCTCCGGTGTTTTCGATGGAAAGAGATATTGCAAGGCTTCAATGGATGCGACGCCGAGCTCTTGGAGATTCCGGCACACGATGGAATTCTGAAGAATTTCCTGGCTGGAGTCCTCAAACACTTCACCCATCCACCTCCAGTCTATGGAAGCCGAACCATCGGGAATCAGGCCCACCACTGCTGGCGGCACTTCACCGGTTTGCTTGATCTGCTCAATGGCGTCACCGACCCCTTGGCGCCAGCTTTCCATGCCGGCTTCGTATTGCTGCAGCAGCATGTCGATCTCCTCCGGCGGTAGATCGAGCTCTTCAGCTAGGACCGGCTCTGGCTTGACGATGCCTAGCGCCTGAGCCAGCGACTCGCGGAACAGCAGCTCCTCGTGCGTGATCATCAGCGCGAACAGCTTGCAGAAGCCGAACTCGAACAGATCACGGCACTTGCGCTTGGCCGTGGCTGACACCCGCCCATAGAGCGTGCGCACCTCATAGGCCGTGGCGCCGCTGTTGATCGAGAGATCATCGACGCCACCCAGCGCCGCACGGATCATCTCCTGGTACTGCTGGGTGTAGACCGTCAGATCGCCGCTGACCGCATCAGGGGTGATGTAGCCGACCCGATCGGCAGCTTCCACGTTGGCGATGATGCGCGGCACACGGAAGCCGCCGCCAAAGCCGCTGAGTGACGGATCACTGCTGCGTGTGCTGGCGCGATTCAGGCCAACGAATCCGCTGTTGCTGCTGATCGTCGCTTTGAAGCCCGTGCCGCCACTGTCTTCCGGCTCCAGCAGATCATGCTTCGGACGGCTGGAGACCAGCGTCGGCCCACCGAAGAAGCTGAGGTTGCTCTTGATCGACTTCACCATCCTGTCGTGCTGCAGGATGTGGGCCGCCAGGGCGTCAAACTCGCCGTGGCCACTGCCGGCGATCAGGCCGCGGTTGTTGAACACCTCCACGGCCGGAATGAAACCAAGCGTGTTGGCGAGGGTGGTGACACGACCGCCCAGTACCGCCTCAGTGCTGAAGTCCGGCTTCTGGTTGGTGACGGTTTGCTCAATGCGATCAGCAAAGATCGAGAGACGGATCCAGCGCAGCTCGCTGTTGCTGCCGCCGCCGGCACCGGTGAAGTCAAACTGCTCAGCGCCCATACCAGAGCCGAACCCGCGCGGCGGGCGGACGCGGAAGCTGTATATCACTTGAGTTTCCTCTAAAGCACCTTCTTCGTCGTAATAAGTGCGGAATTGATCTTTACTGAAAAAATGAATGCGATACAGATCTTTGCTGGGCCTGAAATACAATAGGCCGCGGCCATCAATTAAGAAACTGTCAACGATTGCTTCCAGGCGGCCCGGCAACTCGTTGTAGTCAACAACCCGCCGCAGGAACTCTCGCCGTTGCGCGAACGAATCCTGCCGCGCAAAGAACTCGACGCCCTGCCGCAGGCAGAACAACCGCATCTGTGCCAGGTGAGCCGACACCACCATCGTGTCGACACCTTCAGCCGCTGTGCGGCTGCGTGCTGCCTCGAGGATCGCTTGAAATTTCTGCTCGTCGAGGCTCAAGGAAAACCGTCGGCCCTACCGCTCTGCAGGGTATGGGGCGGCCGCCGCTTTCCTGCGCCACTTCAATCCTGACGCCACTCACCCCAGCTGGGCTGCAGGCGGCCCTGGCCGACCAGGCCTTTGACTGCCAGCAAGAAGGAGTCCGGGCAGTCATCGTGATCAGTTGATCCGTAGTTTAGAAACTCGCTCCAGTAGGCCTCCCAGTTGATCCAGCGGTTCCACTTGATCCGGCCGGTCTGGAACAGACCAAGGACACCGCGGAAACGCGAAAGCTTGTCGCCGCGATAGCCTGTGACGCCGCGCAGCACGAGGTTGTGCAGACCGCGCTTGTCGTGCAGGATCTCTTTGGCGTCAGCTTGCATGGACTGCTGGTAGCTGATCGCCTCGATGTTGATCGTTACAGGTATATCCGTTGGATACCAATCAATGGTGCCGTCTGGTTTTTCCTCTCCTTCTACCAGTAAACCCCAGTCAGCCAGCAGCTCGCAGAGTGCGTCGATCTTTTCGAGGTTGCCCATCGAGCGCAGGCGGCGGAAATCGATGATCTCGACCTGATCGCCATTGACGCCGGCCAGTGTGAACACAGACCAGTCGTTCCGGTCCCGAAGGCCCGAGCTCAAGTCAATGCCAACGCACAAAGAATCGTATTCACTGGAGAGATCACTAGTTTTAAGCCAGTCTTCCGGGAAATCAATCTCAGATCTTGAGACTGGTTGGTTCTGAAATTGAAAGCAAAATGATATCATGTCCTCAGACCTTAGTTTCTGCAGGTGCTCTAGCGTGTAAAACTCGGGCCAGTAACTTTCTTCTAGGCCGTCATCACGAGTAATAATCGCCTGCTGCGTGACCACTTTCCATCCGTTTTTTGGGGTGAATGTCGTCCCAAAAATATCAACAGTAGAAAAGCGCGTCCCAAGCGCGATCGTCCTGCCGCCCTCAAGCAATGTGGGCTGCACGACTTCTTGCCAGTTCTGGATCAGCTTTGTCCTGATCTGCGGATTGCTGATCGATTCGCTACTCTTGACAACGTCATCTAGTACGATAAGTTGTGATCGACGGCTTGTAATTGAGCCAGCAAGTCCTTGTGCTACCACTGAATAAGGATCTGAGGCCGCAATCTCAACGCCCGCAAACTCATAGTCAATCGACCATAGCTCATCAGACTGACGCGTCTTGGACAGGCGCACCATCGGGAATACCTCCTGGTAATTCCTGCTGTTAATAATGGCTTTAATGGTGTGACTCCGGGACCTGGCAATGTCAAGGCTATAGCCAAGATATAGCATCTGAAGCATCTTACCTGCCTGCGCGTGAACTCCAATCAACCAAGCGCAAAGCATGCCCAAAAGTGTACTCTTCGCGGACCCTCTTGGGGCGAGTACAGCTGTATTTGGACCAGCGCATTGTAATAACTGACTAGAGTCCACGCCAGTCACAAACTGCTCGACCCATTGCAGGTGGTGCCTGGCGTTTGGCTTGCCGAGCACTTCGCAGAAAGCCGAAAAGTCCGTGCGAGCCCGCCGCACCAAGACCGGCACTTCCAGTTCCACCTTCGTAACGCCAGCCGCCAGGGACTTGGCGCGGCGCAAGTGGGCCATCGAAATCTCAATGCTCATACTGATTTTTCGACGCGGATGAACCCAGTGCCGCGACGCATCTTGCTGTACGCAGTCTTATAAGCCAAGCCAGCGCGTTCAGCCGCTTCAGCCAGAGACACAACCTCACCTTCGCATTGAACCCAAACCGTTGAGCGACGGTTTCTTGCCTGATGCTTGCAGGTGGCCCAGGTGCAATTGCCAGGCTCGTAATGCCCATCGTTGTCTAGGCGCTCAATGCTGTAGCCAGGACCCGGGGGCGGCCCCATGTCTCGCGAGAAAGCCTCGAAGCTGTAACGCCAAGCATCACAAACGCGAATGCCGCGGCCGCCATAGTCAAGAAAGTGCAGGTCCGCCTTCCTGTAACACCTGTTTTTCATGGCTCGCCAAACCAGATAACCCGAAGTCCTTGAGCAACCGTGTGTTGAGCGCTTTCGGCAGGCCTCCCCGCTTCTCTCTCTCTGCAGGCAGCCGCAGCTTTGGGTTGGATTGCCCAGCGCATCCGAACGAACCAGAGTGCAGGCCCTGCCGCAGCTGCACTCGCACCACCAGTGGACTTTTCTGCCCTTCTTGGGCCCTCGCTTCACAACCGTCAGGCGGCCGTGCTTCTCACCGGTCCTGTCTCTTAGAGTCGATCCCATCAGCCTGCTGCTCAGGTTGGTCACGCCGCAGGTGTTCCACCACGCTGCGGCACCCCTAAACCCTAGTTCACGCCGCTGGGACCGGGCAAACAAATCGGCTGAGGGCTTCGCCGATTTGTTTGAAGGGCCTCGCGGGCGCGAGAAAAAATTGCCAGAAAATTTTCGAGGCATGCAGCGAGGGTATTCTTCAAATCGCTGGCAACACAGGCTAGGCCTGATGTTTCGCCTCGATCTCCGCGAAGACCGACTCCACCGTCGCTTCAATAGCAGGCCAGACATTGGTGTCGCGCCCGAACACCTTGCGCAGCATCTTGCTGGTGAGCTCCACACCAGCCAGCAGCAGACTGCGGCGATCGTGCGCATTGACCTCCCGCGAGAGGTGCTCGATGTGCCCGCGCAGCTCCTTGCTCAAGTAGCTGATCTTGGTGGGTGCATCACCCAGGCGGATCTTGCCCTCCTCAACGGCACGGCGAATTTCCGAGATGTCGTCGTGGAGCGCCATGATCTCGGTTTCGAGAATGGCGCGGTGATCTAATTTCTTCCAGCGGCTAACGGCATAGGCCTCCCAGTCATCGATGGACGCCTCCATTCCGAGGAGGCTGCAATACAAAAATCCGGCGACGATGGAGCGCTCACCGGCGGCGTACTGCAAGGCAGCAGAACGCTTGCGCTCCGGCAGCGAGGAGAGCCAGCCTTCCACAGGTGACTCGTGCTTGATCAGGGCGGCCATTAGCGACGCGACATGCGTGTAGCCAAATCTGCCGCATGCTCGCGCTCAAAGGCAGTGCTGCGGCGGCTTTCATCGCCTTGCGTGCGAATCGTCTGCCTGGATTGATCACCTTCTTCGCGAATGCCAAGGCGCGACTGCTCGCCCTGGGTTTCAATCGTCCGGCGGGACTCATTACCCGTCAATCCGATCTGCCGCTCCTGCGATGCCAGGTTCATGCCTGTGCGAGTGGTCTCGCCACGATCCTGGGTTTCAACCGTTCGCAGGCCGTAGCCGCCCTGGATGCCAGCGACATCACGGGCGGTGTCACCTTCAGTGCGGCTGATGTCACGCTGCGCTTGGGCCTGCGTGTTGGCGACATTCTCGGCGCCTAGGCGTTGCTGATCCGAGACGTACTGCTCCGCGAAAGACTGAGCGCGTGCGGCATCCAGCGAACGATCGGCGCCATAGCGCGATGCCGCGGACTGCGTGCCAGCTACATTTTCAGCAGCGGCACGCTGCTGCTCGGAGTCATAACGCTGCGCGCCGGCCTGAGTGGCGGCCACATCGCGCTGAGCCTGGCTTTGCGTGGTGGCAACGCCAAGCGCCGCCAGACGCTCGTTGTCAGAGGTGTAGCGCTGTGCGCCGGCTTGGGTGCCAGCCACGTTCTCAGCAGCGGCACGCTGCTGCTGTGCGCCGTAGATGTCAGCGCCGGCCTGGGTGTTGGCCACATCGCGCTGCGCGCCGGCCTGAGTGGCGGCCACACCCAGGGCGCCCACGCGCTCGGAATCAGAGCGGTAATTGGAGGCCGCTGTGCGCAAGCCCTCCACATCGGTCATGCCGCGATTGGTGACTTCTTGAGTGCGGCGAGCCTGGTTGCCTTGCTCAGCCAGCGTTTCGCGCTCCTGGTAAGACTGCGCGGCGAGGTAGTCCTTGGAGAGGCGGTTGGACTCCTGCATGCCGGAGACCTTGAATTGATGCTCGCCGGTCATCAGATCCAGCGTGTTGCGCCGATCAAGATCTGCCGCCAACTGCATCTCTCGATTGGACTGATCGTTCGACTGGCTCATCAGTCTTGACGCCAGTTCGTAGTTCAAGCCCTTTTCAGCGGCATTGGCTTGAAAAGCGTCTTTGTAGGCACCGCGATCTTTATTGAGCTGATCGCTGTTGACCGACCACTTCGTGATGTCGTTGTAAGCCTCGTCCCACCAGTTAGCCATGATGAAGTTTGAAGGGAAAGATCAGATACGAAGTTGAGCCAGGCTTTGCGAGATACCCATGATGGCTTGCAGCTTGCGCGCGCTTTTGTTTTCGGCCTGCTGCTGAGTGGCTAGGCGCTCTTCGACATCAAGTTTGCGATTGGCTGTTCTATCTGCATTGTTTAACGCTGTTGTTTGGAGTAATACATTGGCATTGTGTTGCTCGCCTTGCTGCTGGTATTGAAGACGAGCGAGTTCATGGGCATTGCTAGCTGCCGTGCCTTGCTGTGCTATCTGTTCTGATAGTAGTCTATTTCTTCCTCTCGACTCTTCAAGTTGAGCTGCGAGTTGCTGTCCTAAGAAGTTTTGACTATCTTCATACCTTTTGTCTGAAATCCCTTGTTTTCTGTCTGCATCTGCTCTGATTCTTGCTTCATTTGCTTCGGCTGCATCTCGCGCAAGTCTTGTTTCTTGGCTTTGTGGGCTTTGCCCAATGCTGCTCCACTCTGATGCATTTAGCGCACGAGTAACGCGCTCGCCCTGTGGGTTTGTATAGGAACGGCGATAGCCTGTCTTGGGAACCCACTCAATATCGCCGAGATCCCTCTCGCCGCTACTGCCGACCATCCCCAAGTCTTCTAGCCAGCCCACAGCGCCTGTCGTTGCTACTGGCAGGGTATGAACGAAGCGTCAATCAACGAACAACCCTGCTACGCCAACGGCTGCACCCAGCAGCGGACCAACGATGCCGCCGCCACGGCGAGCTTTCTCCTGCTCGATCGCCAGCTCCGCTGTGGTGACATTGGCCTTGGAGGCCAGCCCTTGCTGGGCGATACCGCCATAGGCGTTGACGACCGAGTTGGCGAGGCTGCCGTAGGAGCTGATGCCCTGCTGCGCCGTCTGAGCAGCAGCGTTGATCGTGGCGACATCACGAGCAGCGGAAGACTGCGAAGTCTGCGCGGCCAGTGACGCCCAGTTCTGGGTGTTGCCCAGGACTGCCTGAGCAGCCTGAGTGCCCTGGTTGTTTTGCGCAAAAGAGCCGTAGTTGCCGCGAACCTGCGCAGAAAGCAGGTTGCCGTAGTCAAAAGCGGGGGCGGATGCCATGTCAGATGACCTGCATGTAGGACTGCATCAGCAGTTGCTGCGACTGCTGCGCGCGAGCCTGCGCTTGACGGGTGCGCTCCTGTTCCTGGATGGCCTTCATGGCGGGGGAGTTCATCTGCTGCAGCACGGCCTTCTGCTCTGCCTCAAAGGGCGTGTCAATGAGCGGATCCAGGGCGCGGCCGATGCTGCCCATCAAGCCGGTGTCACCTTGCTGAGCTTTTTCAACGGCACCCTGGGCCAGGCCGGTGAGGCCGCTGCCGGCGCCACTGCCGAGCATGGAGCCGATGCCAGCGCCAATCACCGTGCCGACGCCCGGGAGGATTGCGGTGCCGATGGCGCCACCAGCCAGTGCACCGGCCGCGCCGCTGCCGCCCTGGATGAGCGCGCCGCCGGCACCTGCCTGTTCATAGCCGTCCATGGCGCCGAACACTGCGGGAAGAACAGCACCACCAACAGCGGCAGCGGGTGCTAGCACGCGAGCGGCGCCACCGGCGCGAAACAGAGCATTACCGAGGTTCTTCATGCCGCCAGCGCGGGCGGCAGCGCCGGCGCGCTGCATGCCCTTCTGGGCCATGCCACCAAGTCCCAGATCCAGCGAACCCAGGGCGGCGTCTGCTGTTTCGAGGAGACCACGCTTGGCCATCTGCTGTTTGACGTTGCCGTGACCTTTGGCGGTGGAGGTGCCAGGGCCGCCACCGGAAACATTGGGTTCAGGTGTTGACGGCACGCGTGGCGTGACGCCTGTCATGGCGCCGGGGCCGAACGAGCCAGGGCCTGCCTCCAAGGCAATGATGTCGTCAATCGAGCCAAGACCGCGGGCCTGCGCCTTCTGCTGCACAAGTTCTTCAACGCCTCCGCTACCTGCGGATGGAAGCACTGAGGTGGCGAGATCAGCAGCGGCCATACCGACCTGGAGCGGATCAAGCGTGGCGCCACCGGTGCCCTGCTGCATCGGCTGGGATGAAGGCGAGCTGAGGGTGCTGTTGATCTTGGCGGCGTTGGCACTGGCGCCGGAGAGCACCAGCGGGTCGTAACCCAGGCCATCCTCCAGGCCAACAGGGCGCCCGCTGATCTGAGGCGTGAACCGCGGAGTGACACCTGTCATGGCACCAGGGCCAAAGCCGATGGGACCAGCCTCGAGGGCTGTGATGTCGCGCGTCCTGCGTGCGCCTAATTCTGCATTGCGCTTTTGCACCTGGCGTCGCTCAAAACCCTGAGCTTGAAGTGCTTCTTCAGCGGTCAGCCCATAGCCGGTTTCAAAGCTCCACGGCGTCTGGCCTGGGTAAGCAGGCCGCTGCTGCAAACGCGTTGGATCCCAGAGCGAGATGCCACTTCTGGACTGCCGAGCGCCACGGTGTTGAAGCACATTGGCAGCTTGCTCGTCGCTGAGACCTTGAGCACGCAGCTGGCGAAGGGCCTGATAGTCCAAGTCATAGGCGACATTCATCCCCTGTTGAGCAGCGCCAAAACCGCCTGCCCAGGGATCCCAGTCTTGATACGGATTCAACAGCAGCGGCGCCTCTGGCTCGAGGGTATGAATCCCAGTCAAAAGTAGCGGAAGGAGCCGGAGCCCGTCTTCCAATTCGACGCTGAAGGCAGGGTGTGAGTGGCGCCACTGGCGCCGCTCTCGCCACCACCGAACCAGTTACCACGCGCGGCTGCACCGCCAATACTGCCAAGGGCGCTGAGACCGGAGCTGATGCCGCTCCACATGGCGCCTTGCTGGGCGGACTGAGCATTGAGCTTGGCCATTTCTTTGGCCTGCTGCACTTGCTGCAGCTGCTGCACGCCGCTGAATCCGATCTGCGCGGACTGGTCGTACTGCTGGTTGACGCGGCTGAGGTTGTCGCCCCACTGCTCGACATTGCGAGCATCACCGGCATCGGCGTAAGCCGACTCTTCCTGAGCGTTGGTGCCGGATGGCGCGTTGAAGGTATTGCCAAGGCTGCCGGCAAATTGCGACAGGTTGCCCTGGCCTTCCTCGAGGAAGCGCGCAAACGATCCCCTTTGCGTGCTGGCTTTGTCACTGCCAAAGCGGGAGTTGAAAGCGTTGTAGCCGGATTCGAAGTCAGACATCAGGCTGCCTCGATGAGGGTGGGCATGGACTGCAGGAGAAGCCTGCTGGTGGCATCTTGCAGTTTGCTGAGACTGCTCTCCAGTTCTTCAATGCGATGGAGTGCCTGCTGGAGAGCGAGAGATTGATAGGCCTGATGTCGCATGACATCAAAGCCACGCACGGGGCCTTCCTCATCAGGTGGCAGGAGTGTGGGGCGAATGAGGGAAGGATCAAGGGGTTCCACCTCATCGACCATGGGGCCGTAAACCGTGGGGCCTGGCGCGGCTTTGTAGGAGAAGCCGTAGAGCGGCAGATCGCGCACCACAGTCCAGGCGCGATCGCCATCAAGGCTGTGGATATTGGTCTTGAGGCGGCGCTCGCAGAGGAGCATGGCGCCAATGCCGACGGCTTGACCAATAGTGCCGAAAAGGCCGGACTGGTTCTGGGCGTCCTGAGCCGCTTTAGCAGCATCCACGTTGGCCTTGTGGACTTCATTGGACGCCACCATCTGCATGCCAGTGCCGGCGGCGTTGGCGGCAAGAGTGTTCATGTGATCACCCATGCCGCCGATGGCGCTGATGCCGCGATCACTCCAGGCATTGGCTTTTTCCAGAGCTTGCTGACGCTGGGCGAGGCCACCGCGGGCATCAGGCGGCTGGAAGCTGCCACCGCCGGACATCACTTGCATGGCGCCGCGGAAGTCGTCGTCTTCGCCGGAGCTGCGGAATTGCGAAAAGGACGTGCCCATCGGCGATCTGACGCTGAGGTGAGGGTATTGGTTAGGCCTGGACTAGGGCGAGTTGCGTGCCCTGGTCTTTCCTGTTGGAACCCTTGCCTTCTGCAATGGCAATTTTCTGCTCAGGGGTGAGGGTTTGCCAGGCAGCGGCAGCGGCAACCCGCTCTGGATTGAGGATCGGTTGAATGACCAGATCATTGGCAAGGTTGCCGCTGATCTTGCCGCCGATGGCACCAAGCAGACCGCCAACGGCGGCGCCGGCGAGGCGGCGGCCACCGGCGGTACCGAGCTTGAGGCGATCCTGCATCTCGGCATTGATGAACTGCTCGGCGTTGGTGGCGCCGAGGTAGCCACCAGCCATGGCACCCGCCGCGGCCGTTGCGGCAGAGAGCGGTACGCGAAAACCCATCATGGCGGCCTCGGGTTCACCGTCGAGATTGCGGGTGGTGCCGCGGATCAGGCCGATACCAAGAGGGCCCTTGTCGAATTGATAGGCGGCATAGCTTTGGTAGTCGTCATAGGAGACATCGGGGCGCTCGGCGGTGAATTCTTCCCAGGGGAGAACGCGGCCGGTGCGACCG